GAGGCTCGCGTAGACGCTCAACGCATTCGTACCGGCATGTTAGATGATTCGGCATGGGTAGATATTGTATCCGCCACACATAGGCTATGGGATTCGCAGATTTTCATTGATGACAGTACCGACCTGACGGTATCCGAAATGCGTTCAAGGTGTCGAAGGATTGCGGCAAGGCACGGTCTGGATTTGATTGTTATTGACTACCTGCAACTCATGCGGGCGGCAAAGGGGTAATGGAGAGAACCGGAACCAGGAACTAACAGATATAGTCAAAGGCGTTAAGAACCTCGCTCGCGAGTTCAAGGTACCGGTGATTGCATAGTCTCAGTTGTCTCGTGCGGTAGAGCGTCGTGAGGACAAGCGCCCATTGCTTTCGGACTTGAGGGAATCGGGAGCGATTGAAGCAGAGGCGGATATTGTGAGTTTCATCTATCGTCCTGCCTACTATGAGCGCAAGCAGATGGTTGCTACTGGTAGCGTGATGGACGAAGAGGATGACGGTAAGAATGAGGTTGAGGAAGCCGAGATTATCATTGCTAAACAGCGTAACGGTCCCACGGGAACGGTGAAGTGGCATTCCTACCGAAGTTTGCGAAGTTTGACAATCTTGCAGCAGAGTTTGACGGAATATTCTAAGGTTTCAGGCACCATTAGTTTAGTGGTAGAACGCCATTTTCGTAAATTGGTGACGCAGTTTCGATTACTGCATGGTGCTTTGACCTACTATATGCACTGGTGGCTCAATTGGTGGAGCAGTTGTCTTGTAAACAACAGGTTGCAGGTTCGAGACTGTCCAGTGCTTAGAGTTAGTTGGCAACTCCTTGATTTAGGGCATTATATCAATGATGGGCAGGCACACAGACAATGGCGTGGGGTGTGTTATCATAGCGATGAGTATACTCATACTCGTCGCTGTTGCTTATGCTGTGTTTGGATGGTTTTTTAGCGCGGCGTTAGTTTAACGGTTAGAATCTCTGCCTTCCAAGCAGATTGTGAGAGTTCGATTCTCTCACGCCGCTTTTCGGGGTATACAGAATGACTGTAGACGATTGCAGACACGTTTTGGAGCACACCACTTACAAATCGGGGTGGAAGTTTGGTGTGGACGCTCACAAGCATGGTAGCCGCTTGTGGTGCCAGTTCAAGGATTGGACAGGAAGACAAACCCTGTATGGCAGACCGTTTGATGAGACTGCATTGACAGATAAGAGAGACCTTCTTGACAAGTTATACGATTTAATCGAGGATATTGAAAACTGTTCAAGACAAAACTCCTTCCGGCACAAAGGGCGTGTGTACATTCGGGGCGGAATGAGTGATACATTTGCTATGGAAAGTTATTAGACTTTGGGGCATAATGAAGATGGGTCACTTGTGGTTGTTAATACGCTGTGGTGGCATGGCGGTATCGGAGGTATGTCTCAATGACTATGTTAGCAAACCTACAGAAAATAGTTGCGTGGCTGGCTACACAAAGCGACGAACAGCGTGTGCTTGACGACGCCCATTTAACGAGTAGGTTAGACGAGATTACGGATACTCTGTATGAAGTATCTTCTCAAATCGCGGATTTACAAATCGAACAGGGGCTAACACGCTCCTCAGTCAGAAGCCTGCGTAGGCTGATTAATAAACACGCAGCAGAAAATAATAAGTGGGAGGCACAGCAGATGGCAACTTTTAAGGAACTACAGGCAGCCGTACAGAAGGTACGCGAAGCCGACGCTCGGGAAGATGAGAAACTGTTGGCGATTATCGAACTGTTGAAGGCTCGTCCTAATGAACAGGAAGTCCAGGAACTCCTGAACGAATTGGAAGAGTTGGCAGCACAAGACTCTGCGGCAGGTATCACAGACGAAGACGACGAATTGGACGTGTAACGTCCCAATAAAATAACAGACGGAGGAAAAAAGATGGCAAATTACAAGTCGTTGAAGGAAGCGGTAGCAAAGGTCCGTGAAGCGGACGCTCGGAAGACGAGAAACTGTTGGCGGTTATTGGTCTGTTGAAGGCACGTCCGAACAGCCAGGAAGTCAAGAGCCTGTTGGAAGAATTGGAAGCGATTGCGAAGCAGGACTCTTCGCAGGGTATTACCGATGAGGACGAGGTAATCTCTCCTGTGCCAACCCCAACCCCTGACCCGGAACCGGCACCAGCGCCAGAGGAACCCGTGACGGAAGAGCCGGTTGTGACGGAACCGGGCGAAGTGGAACCGGCACCAGCACCGGAAGAGCCGGTAGAAGAGCCGGGTATGCCTGAACCGGTAGTGGGTGAAGAAGAGGGTGGCGAGACCGAGCCGGTGGTGACTGAGCCGGTAGTTGAAGAGGGTGAAGTCGGTGGAGAGACCGGCGAAGCAACTGACCCCGTAGTGGACGAGACTGGTGGAGAAACGGAACCGGTTGTAGCCGAAGACGGTGGCGAACCGGTAGTCGAGGAACCGGGCGAGGAAACTGGTGGAGACGAGACTGAACCAGAGGTTGAAGCGCCGAATGCAGGTGAGGGAGAACTCACCGTCGCTTAATCAACGGTCGCAGGAAGAGCAGAAGGGTGTACAGCGTGCCATCGTTGTACACCCTTTCTTTTTTAGGAGACTTTTATGACGTTAGATGATTGTTGGGTAGTGATTGCTAAGGTAGCATATAAACCCGGCTGGAAACTCGAATTAGAAGAAGATGACGCTCACGAGTTCCGCATTCGGTGCGAATATGACCACGAGAACCCTGTTACTCACGAAACTCGCCGCCAAGCGGTGTACAGTCGTAAGTTTAATGTCAATAATATCATTAACGGCACGATGTTCCTTGATGATATTTATGCCTTTATTGAAAAGGTCGAGAGAGCGAGAGCAAGGGCATACTTTCGCTATAAAGGAAGACGTGTCAAGCGCCACAAGGATAACGAAGACGAAGATAGCCTATAGATTATAGGAAAACGGTCAAAATATAACCAGTAGGTAATACCCGATAGAGGATTAGGTCTTTATCGGGTTATTTTTATATCAAGGGGTTGACACATTACTCAATACATAAATATACGTTTTATGGCAATATTTATTAGGGAACATTAAATGTCGTCTATCAAGGAAGATTTGAGTCCTTTGGGGTATGCGGTATTGCGTTCCGTGCTTCGTCACATAAAAGCGAGTGCGGATTATCTTGCCGTATCTGATGGAAACCCTGAAACCGAATCATTCGGACCAGAATACGCGAATGTAGTGGTTGCGGATGTTATCAACAGAAGACTTCCAAAGGGGGAAGGCGCTTCTTACGAGAAACATCTGATTGATATGCGAGATACTCACGCTGAACTGGTTACTATAGGCAGAAGATACCAGCAGAACATCGGCAAAGATACCGGTCCTGATAAAAAATCCGTTCTTAGAGCGTTATTGAAATACCTTGAGGCTCGTCGTCGTTGGGATATTGTGTCATTACCTCCTCCCGTACAAATACCCGCTTCCGAGTTTGCTTCTGCTATCCACGAATCTTCCAAAATGTTACAAGTTAAACCCAACCGGAAAACGATAGACGCTTATGCTGAAATGTCTGCCTCTCACCGTGAGTTGATAGGCTGGTCGAATCAGTGGATACGACGGGGGCATTATTTCGAGGACGTTAAGTAAATGGCGGAAGAAACAATCGTATCTTTAGGCGAATTGATACCGGACCCGGCTAATGCTCGTGTGCATAATCCTCGGAACGTCGGTACGATTGCTGACGCCATTCAAGAGGTTGGCTTTGGACGTTCTGTTCTCATAGACGAAGAGAATGTTGTGTTGGCAGGTAATGCCACGATTGAGGCGGCTGGACAGGCGGGCTTGGAAAAGGTGCGAATCGTTGACGCGGATGGTGATGAGGTAATCGCTGTCAGACGCAAGAATCTCACTCCGGTAATGAAGGCACGCATTGCGTTGTTTGATAACAGGGCGGCGGAACTTGCCGAAGGTTGGGATATTGAGGTTATCAAGCGGATGGAAGCCGAAGGGGTTCCATTGGAGGGCTTATGGACAGATGAGGAACTCCGAGCATTACTCGACGCAATCCCGGAAGCCGAGGAAACCGAGGAAGAAGACCCGGATTTGGGCGATGAAGAATCACCCGGCGAAGAAGGGGATGAGGAAGACTTAGGAGTGGCGGTAGGACCTTATCGTTTCATACTCGAAAGACAAGAGTTCAAGGATTGGGAACTTAAACTCAAACAAGATATGGCGGCTGAGTTAGAGTGTCAGATACCGGATATTAGCAAGGAAATCGTTGTAGCGGAAATCCGAAGGCGTCTTAATCTATGAGCATTACGGAACAAAAAGAAGTCTTGGGCGACGACCTTGAAAACATTAGTTTCAATCGCCTGGATAACGAGAGTGCCGAAGCCTTCAACGCGTTTTGTCTGTATAGAGACACTCGCGATGATAATGGAAGGCGGTCGGTTAATGCCGCCTATCGAAAGTATAAGAATAGTACCGACAGAAATATGACCGCTAATGGTACATGGAACGACTGGCGAGAAAAGTTTAAGTGGATAGAACGAGTTAAAGAGTACGATAGATACATGTCTCGTGCTTCCGAAGTCGCCAAGCAGAAGGCTTTGGACAAGGAAGCGGAAGAATGGGCGAATCGTCGCCGTGCCCAACGGGAAGAAGAGTGGGAATTGTCGCAGGAGTTATTGAAGAAGGCGCGTGCAATGCTTGCCTTCCCCATTACTCAAAAGACGATTCAAGAGGATGGTAAGACGGTTACTATCGCCCCTGCTAAGTGGACGATGAGCGATGTTCCAAAAGTGGTTGACATTGCTACTAAGTTGTCTCGTAGCGCAACCGAAACACCTCAGATTGACTTGGCACAAACGGAGGGTGGAGGTGACGCGAAAACCGTTCCAGCGGTCGGCAAGATTAACGAAATGAGCGAAGAAGAGATAGATGCACTTATTGAAGAGTTTGAAGAGTCAAAAACTCCTGCGGCTTTACCAGCAGGACCCGTACTTTTTCATCCACAAGAACCTTAGAAACGCTGATGGCTCACCGGTAACGTGGTGGAGCAAGCAGATAGAAGTCGCTCAAAAACTCATTAACGGGGGGAAGAGACGCGTACTCGTGCCTGCTTCCCACGGAGTCGGAAAGTGTGCTGCCCATGACGACGTTATAACACTTCCCGGAGAGTCAAAACCACGGCAGTTCGGAGACCTCGTAGGTAAAGGGTTCGATGTTAAGACCATTGACCCCATAACTGGCACCCACATCGTCACAAGTGCCCGTGCCGAGTTAAATAAGATAGAAGCAGTATACAAAGTTACCACCGATAGTGGAAAGACGGTAGAAAGAAACGCCCAACACCCGTTATGGAAGGATGGCGTCGGGTGGTGCCCTGTAATCAAGATTAAGGCGGGCGACAGAATCGCCGTCGCAGACCCCACGGGCACATACAAGGGGAAGTGGAACGATAACGCACCGCCACCTGGATGTAGATGGGAAGCAGTTCGAGGCGTTGACTACGCAGGGATGAAACAAACGGTAGGTGTAGAAGTTCCACAATATCATACCTATCTTACCGACCTGTACGAGCACAATACTTATCTTTCAGGCGGTCTCGTACTCTGGTCATTCATGTGCTTTGACCCCGGAACAACCCTCACGACCGCTCCTACCGCCTCACAGGTGTCTCAGGTGCTATGGAAGGAAGTTCGTACCCAATGGGCGGATAACCCTTATATCCAACCGAAGACCCCTTATATGGGTACCGATGCGGCACACTTCGCATTGGGATATACAGCCGCTAACGCTGAATCGTTTCAGGGTAGACACAATAAACACATGCTTATCCTGTTCGATGAGGCAACCGGTATCCTTGCCCCGTTCTGGGACGCTGCCAGCGGTATGATGTTGTCCGAAGGTCGCTATATGTTGGCTATCTTTAACCCTACCAACATATCTTCCCGTGTATATCAAGAATATAAAGGCGGTAAGTGGGACGTTGTTCGTATATCCGCGCTCGACCATCCCAACATTCTTGCCGAATTACAAGGTTTACCACCGGTATTCCCTGGCGCTGTACAGTTGCAGTGGGTAGACGATATGGTACGTGGAGCCGACCCGTGGTGTACCCCTATCTCGGCTTCAGAGGCTACCGTAAACGACTTCCTATATCCTCCTCCCGGCAATAAAGCATTCCCGGATAACGAGGAGAATCATCCCCGTTGGTATCGCCCCGGTCCCCTGTTTGAATCTCGTGTGCTCGGATTATTCCCAACACAGGGTAGCAACTCCGTATGGACCGAAATGATGTGGGAAAACGCATTGGTACAACAGCCCATTCCAGACGAACCGGTTGAAATAGGTTGTGACGTTGCTCGCGAAGGTTCTGACAACACTTCGTTCATTATACGTCGTGGCAGCGCGGTTCTCGACCACGAAACTTATAACGGATGGTTGACAGACCGCACAGAACGACACCTTAAAGACTTATGTGCTCATTGGGGTGGGCAAATTGGAATGCAGCCTACCTCTGTTCGTTGCAAGATTGACGACGATGGTGTTGGCGGTGGCGTAGTTGACCAGAAGAAGGGTTATAACTTTGTTCCGGTAAGAGCCAGTTCCAATGCCAGAGACGGTAAGAAGTATTTCAAACGGCGTAGCGAACTCTGGTTCCACACAGCGGCACTTGCAGCAAAGGGCGGTGTAGACCTTTCGAGACTATCCAAAGAGTCGAAGGATATTTTAGAAAAACAGTTAAAGGCACCTGAGTGGACACTTGATGACCACGGACGCCGTGTCGTTGAACGCAAAGTCGTTACCAAGAAACGTATCGGTCGTTCTCCGGATGACGCTGACGCTCTGAACCTTGCGTTTGCTGATAGTCATGCCTCTTCATTCCGCTTATCATCCGCGAATATTGCAAGAAGTGCGGGTCATATAGCACTGCCGGATGATTTACCCGGCACTGCTTTTGAAAGAAGAAACCCAAGAGCCAGAAGTTACGATGGTTATCGTGATTATGAAGACGAAATGGGCTACTCCGGTATTATAAGTGGTGAGAGTTTGGGTATCTTTTAAGGAATAATTCTTTATGGCAGAAGCAGGAAGCGCAAATATACTATCTCAAGCAGTTTCAGCGGGATTAGGTGGAATTGGCAGAACCACTTTAGGTCCTCCTGAAATGCGCGGCAGAATCCCACGCCGGTCTAAAGTACAGGTAACACTGGAAAACATTGACTGGTGGGCAATAGACCCTTATCTCCTGCTCGACATTCTTCCCGAAATATCACCAGACGTGGGCTTGGCACTGCATAACGTCTTACGTCTTGCTAATCCTGGATGGAGTTTGGAACTGCGTCACCCTGATGGCAAGATTGACGTTGACGGGACGCGTCTTGTCAATGAAATGTTTGGTCGTGCCAACCGGGGTGTGGATAGTGAAATCCCCGGCGCAATGGGTGGTCCTAACTCCTTTATCAACACCCTTTTGTTATCGGCTTATATGAAGGGCGCTATGTGTGCCGAGACCGTTCTTACCCCGGAATTGAATGGTCTGGATGATATTGTCGCGGTTGAACCTACCACGATTGAGTTTAGATATGACGAAGAAGATACGAATAGACGACGATGGAGAATCGGACAGTTACAACCCAGAGCAAAAGAAAGATGGAGAGAACTTAACCCAAACCTTATCACCTATATCGGCGTGGATGATGATTTATATGGTAGAGCGCCGGTTGCTCCTGCTCTCCAAATTATCCCGTTCTGGTTAAGATTCTATCAGGAACTACAGGTATTCCTTCACCACTCTGCTTGGGGATTTATTGATGGTGAAGTGTCATGGGAAGGGTTATATAAAGCGTGGGAACAGATGGACGCCGATGAGAGGGTCCGTTACCACGATGAGTTCTTCGCCTGGGCGCTTGCACAAGTTCGACGTTTTGCTGACGCATATCGAATGGAGGGGAAACGTGACCCCGACGCTCTCATTGCTCACCTTGACCTTCTTAAACTGACTTCTCAAAGCAGGGGTAATACTTCGTTCCCAATTACAGGTGTCGCCGAACTTTGTAAGAAGGAAATCTATGCTGCTCTTAAAATGCTTCCCGTGTTTATGGGAAGCAATGAAGGTACCACTGAAACTCACGGCACCGTTCAGATGGCTATCTTCAATAGCGGCTTGAAGCGGTTTCAAGATATGGCTCGGCATATAATCCAGCGTTCCCTATACGTTGGATTATGGGCGATGGGGTACGACCGAGAAGTTCGTATGCAGGATATTATCTTCGAGTTTGACGCAATTGCTACGGAAGAAAGACTTACTGCGGCAAGAGCGGCAAGTATCGAAGCGAAGACTGCGGCGTTCAAACGCGATGAGGGTTGGATTTCACAAGACGACGCCTCCATAGAAATAACCGGCACAGAAGCGGTTGGAGATTCCAAGCAACCCGTAAATGGACAGCGAGGAAGGGCGTCAAACGACAAAATCGAGCCAGAATTACCAAATAACGACGACGCAAGCAAAATTGATGGAGATTTAAGAAGAAAAAACAACAACTTAGGCAAACTTGATAATGGGAACGGACTGAACAATCGTTCTAAAGTAAGACTTGTTCGGTCCAAAGGGAAACGCAGAAGATTATAGCCGCTCCCATTAATCAAGTTGCGGAAGAGATAAGAGAGAATAACAATGGCGATTCCCGGTCTAAATAACGATAAATGTAAACAACGTAACCGTGTAAGTGGTTTGAAGTTTTCCGTCAATACCTGTCCGGTATCGGTCAGGGGTACAGGCGGTGTTACACAAGAAGTTGACGGTTCAGAACAGGGAGTTATCTCTGTTAGTTCCACGGGAGTTATGCCTTCTACGCCGGAAGAGCACTTGGAGTGGGTAAGGTCGGTACAGCCACAAGGCGCTACCCCATTGGAACTGACGGATATTTGGGTCCATGAAATCGAAGCGGCGAGCAGTGCGTTTATGGCGGATAGATATGGTTATAACGCACCGAGCACCTTGAGAAATATCGCATTCGACGCGATTTCGGGCATTGCCTTTATGAACTCTCACCGAACAGGTGGGATGAGTCACCAGTCGGAACTTCCTTATGGGCGAACGTATGCAGGCTTATATGAGCACCTTGTAGACAAAGAGGGCAAGGAAGTTCACCGGGCGCGTATCGCCTTCTTCATGGACCGTGGTGTTCACCCGAATGGTGCGAATGGTCCTTCAACCGACGATTTGCACAAGATGATTAATAGCGGGTCGCTATTTGATGTTTCCGTGGGTCTTCATCATGGCGAGTACGGTGTGGTTGTGTGTAATGTTTGCGGAAGGGACCTTGAAAACGATTGGGACTGTGAACATTATCCCGGCACTGACTACTCGATGACGGACGAGGAAAGAGACGCGGCACTGGCTCAAGGGATACCTAATGGCTTTGCCTCTTTCCGATTAGAAAACTTCCGTTTGTCGGAAACGAGTGCGGTATATGACGGCGCTGTTCCTAACGCTGGATTCCGGAAGGTTATTCAAAGGGCGCAGAATCTACCGAGTGAGAACTTCCAGCAATTCGCACATTCTTACGGTCATTTACTTAGTGACCCTAAAGTATTATCGCTTTTGGAAGAGGTTGGTGACGATATGAGCATTAAACAACTAAAAGATAAACTTCTGGCTTTGGGCAATCAAGGCTCCAAACCGGTTCCGGTGGCAATGAGTTTGAACGCGCCTGCGCGCAACGTCCCAACCGAGCAATCGGAAGAATCTTCGGAAACCGTTAAGTCGGATGTGGAAAATGCGACACCGGCAGAGGAAAAGACCGTGGACGTGGAGACGGTTGTTGAACCAGAAGTGAACGAGGCTATTCAGGAGAATAACATGGAGAATAACGAACAGGAAGCGGAGCAAACTGTCCCGCAAGAAGAAGTTCCGCAGACTGACGCGGGAAGCGGAGACGCCGCTCCACAAGAGCCGGAAGTGCCTACCGCGCAAGGGTTGGATAATAACGAGCCTGCACCAGCGGGCGTGGGGTCGGAGGGGACGGGGACTGTGGTTCCGGTTGTAGTTCCTGTTCAGCAAGCCCCTGTTGTTGCCGCTTCGCCTTTGGTCGCTGTGTTGGAACAGGCGGGTGTGACGAATATTACGGACTTACAGCGAATGCTCGAAGAGGCTCAGGCTGGCAAGGAATATCGGCAAGGTTTGGCTCAGGAATACGCCAAGCAGTACAACCGTGTTCATGGTCCAGGAACCATTAACGCGGACCAGGCTTTGCGGCGTACTCAGGGTCTTACATCGCAAGAGATTCAGGAAGAAACTGCTCGGAATAAGACGTTGGCTGATAAGACGGTTCTGAATCCGGATGGTGGTGACGCGGTTGCTCCTGCTGGTCCTCGTACCGAGCGACAGGATACAGCGGGCTTGATTCAGCAGTCGGCACGGCGCACCGCAGCCGCGCAGGGTGGAAAAACACGGGACGAGTATCGTTCCGAGGCAAAGCGGATTTTGCAAGAGTCCAGACAGTCTCAAACTGCTGGCAAACTCCCGCGAGGGGAGAATATCGAAGAGCAGGCGGCTCGTATGCGCGAGGCTAACGCCGAGTAATGCGCTTAACGCGAACATTAGGAGACTAAGAAAATGGCTTTTGGACAAAGAAATATTAATGCTGGCGGATACGGGCGCGGTACCGAGGCGTCTGCGGACGGTAATCCAGAGTTCAAGATGGCGGGTACTACATTCGCTTGGGATACGTTCCTGCGGCGGGTGCTGGTGGAATCACCTTGATTGATGGTAGCGTTATTCCGGCTGGTGTTCGGTATGCACCATTCGGTACTGTTATTTCGCAAATCACTGCGGCTGGACCGAATCAGTTCAAGTACGGTCCTTATGACCCGGCTGCAACGGATGGTCGTCAGACCCTTACTCGTGGACGTGCTTCATTATGAACTGGTCTGTTGCCGAGGATGACGGCGAAGGCGATACGCCCGGTGGAGCAATCGAGGGTGGAATGGTCTTCGAGGAAAGAATCAAAATCGTGACCGGTGGCGCTTACGTCGCAGGTTGGGTCCCGGCTGTTGCTACAGCATTCCCACGTATCCGTGTAACGGGCGGATTCTAATCGTTAATGAAAGATAAATAGGAGAATAAAGAAATGCCTACAGGGATTGGACCGCTCGCCACTTTGCAAGTGCAAACGTTGCTTGAAGAGATTTTGGAGGATACTCCTGCCAATAACCGTCTCTTCTTAGGACGTGTGCCTCGTGTACCGGCTGCGGATGAAGAAATCATCGCTCGTATCACTGGCGAAGTCAGTGCTGCTGAGTTGATTGCGGACGACCAGGAAGCCCCTGTGAAGTCCGGTGGTCGTATCGTCTACACGAGCACCAAGATTCCGAACCTGAAACACGGTCGGCACTTTGGTCAGCGTCAGATTAACCTTTTGGAGCGTATCGAAGCCAATGCTGCGAACGCAAGAGAAGGTCGCGAGTTCGAGAACTATATGGTCAGCACGCTTCGCGGTCTTATCCGTGGCGTTGAAGACCGTATGGAAATGTTGCTGTGTTCGATGGCAACGGACTCCGGTACTTATGACCGGTTCGGTATCCGTTTGCAGGATATGACGTGGGGAATGCCCGCAGACCTCAAGGTTACGGCGGCTACTCCGTGGTCGAACCCTGCTTCCACTCCGGTGACGGATATTCAAACGGTTGTTGCGAATGGTCGCGTTCGCGGTGTGGTGTATGACCGTATTACGATGAGCACCACGGCGTTCCGTAACATGACCCGTAGCACGGAGTTCCGCAATCAGATGGAATTGGTGACTCGTATCAACGTCGCCGTGGGTAACACCGCACTGTTGAACGATACCCTGATGGTTGGTTTGGCTCAACAGGTGTTGAACCTGACGATTGAACTGTACGACGGTGTGACAAACGTTCAGGCGTATTCTGGCGCTATCGCTTCCGAGCGGTTCCTGCCGGAAAACAAGGTGGTTCTTACGAGCGCCGCTTTCGACAACGACGCCGATGTGTGGGACTTTGCTAACGGTATCGTTACCGAAACGCAGTTCTACAACTACGTTGACCTGCCGTTTGGTACGTTTGATGGTCCTACCGAGGGTCCTGTCGGTTATGCGACTCTGGCGGATAGCCGTTTGAACCCACCGGGTATCATCCTCTGGGCTGTTGCCCGTGGATTCCCGCGTAAGAAGAATCCGGCTGCCAGTGCTTGTTTGACCGTAGGTTAATCAAGCCCCCAATGAACGATATACCGGATGAGAAGGCTTATCCGGTATATCCAGAACTACTTAATATGGGAAAGGTATAAAAAATGACACGTAAAGAAATGGAAGAAGTGATTCGTGGGGGCGGCGGTATTGTTCACCAGGGACAGACCTATACCACTATCGAAGCACTGCCGTCCGAAGCCGAATTGGTTGGCGATGACCCGATTCAGAAGCAACTGTTGCGCGAAAGCCTTGAAACGCAGTTAGCGGCACTGCAAACAGAAATGCGCCGGTTGGGTGGATTCACCACTCAGAGCGCCGCAAGTGCTCAAACAGACGCAGAAGAGAAGAAGAAGGACGAAGAGTCCAAGAATCCTCAGAAGACCGCACCTGAGCATAAGGACCTGGGCGACGAGAAGGCTCCTACCGATGGTCGCTCCTCGAACGACAAAAAGCGGTAACAAAAACGCCCAAATAAGGCATTCACAAAACGGTAGGGGGTCCACTCCTACCGTTTTGTTGTTTTAACTCCCAATGCCATGAATTATCAGGAAACAACCGGCACAATAACACGACTGGTCTATCGCCAAAAAGACCGGCATTCGTGCAATGACGCCTCCAACATGGGAGTGGTCGTTAAAGGCACCTCACGGCTTCATACAGCCGTTCTAAGGGCTTACACAGGCATTGTGCGGGCAGTTCTACTTATCGCCCGAATCATCTTCGGTGTGAGGGTTGGTATTCGTTTCAATCCAGGTCGTGTGGTGACGGTATTGGCTCGCGCGGGTCTGGACGGCATTAAGTTGAACACAGGTAATCGTATAGCCGACACTTCGGGGTACACGTCCCGGATGGTCGGCTTTTCCATTTTAAGGGGAACTCGATATGCCTGATTTTACAAATGGCTCATTTGAGTCTCCCGCAGTAGCAACGTTTACCTCCACAGTGCCTACTGGTTGGACAGGTACAGGTAATGTTCGACACGCTAATAATGCCAACACAACGTATGTAGGCACCACGCCTGTCGGCTCGCAGTTCGTTGTGTTGCAGCAGAACGCGTCCATAGAGCAAACACTGAACTTCGATGGTGCTCCGTGGGAAATATTTGTCACCATGCGCCGCCGTAACGATACGGACGGTAATAACAGTCACCCATTTCGTATCTATGTTGACGGAGTAGAGGTTTACTATTCCGATAACTTCAGGGATACTTACCCTGCTCAACGTTTTAACCGCATCTCTGTTCGCATACAGCCTGCGGCTGGCGACCGTGTTATCCGGTTTGAAACGCAGTTGGCGGCAGGTTTAGACCGGAGCACATTTATTGATAACGTAAGGTGTACTCGTGGTATTACCACCATTGATAACTCCGGTTTCGAGACTCCCGTGGTTGCTGCTGCCACATGGAACCCCAATGATGGCTCGTGGGTTTACTCCGGTACAGGAAACGCGGCTACCACCGCCCATGCGGGTATTACAAAGTCTGGACAATCTTTTGCAGGTACCGCAACCACAGGGTTTGACGGTACGCAATGGGCTTATTTGAACCTCGGTTCTTCTTTCATAGAACAGCGTTTTATAGCGCACGATACCAACATGACCCTTCGGTATCGCGCACGTTACAGAAGCGGTAACAAGACAGCCACCGTTCCTGTAAACATCCACGTCAACGGAACACTTGGAGATACATTCGCCCCAGGAAGCACCTCATGGGTACAGCGTGATGTGGTCATCCCTGCTTCGCAAATTGTAATAGGAAACGCTTACATAGTCCGTTTTACGAATGGTGTTAATAACTCCCTTGATAACGTCATACACATTGACAGTATACAGATTCTTACCAACTTTCAAGAACTGGCAAGACCTAATAACCTTCTCATTCTGAATGCGTCAGGATTTAACACACAAACTCACAACGAAACGAATAGACCGAATAACGTACTCGTTCTCAACGCGACAATGGCGGCAGGCGCTACCATACAAGAACCCGATAGAGGCGGATTACTTCTGGCGCTTACCGGAAACACAACTCAGTCTGTCAATTATAACGAAACGAATCTCGCCGGAACACTGCTGGTGGCAACAGGTGCCACCGATACTGTAGGAACCACGTATTCGGAGCCGAATCGGGGTAGTAACCTGCTAACCTTCAATGGTATTGCTACCGAAACCGTCACGCATTTCGATAGAAACAAACCCGTCACACTGCTTGCTCAAACAGGCAATACTACACAAACGCAAGCATATTCGGAAACATCGCGCGCCACAACACTACTTGCTTTGACAGGCAGGACAGATACAAGACAGCACCGAGACAACACAGCGGTAGGATTGGCGACTCTTACCGGGAGTACGTCTGGTGGCGCTTATATTGAAACTACCGGTACGCTCGCTAAGGCATTGACAGGTAGTGCTAATACCGTCACTGCGTCGGAACCTCGCGCTCAAGTTGTAAAGGCTCTTACGGGTGCTACATCATCGGCTACCCTGCAAACACAACAGACCGCAAACTCATTACTCTCCCTAACAGGCAGAACCGACGTTGTGGGAAGAGTTGACACACAAACCGGAACCCTTCTCAGTGCAAAAACAACGCCTCCGGGAAATACAGTCGCTTATTCCGAAACCGGACGGGCGACAATAGCCCGCGCAGTAACCGGGGTTGGCACCGAACTCGTCTCGGCACACGCTTCCACAGGCACGATAGCGTTCGCACTTACAGGAAGAACCGACACGGTTTCCCGAAACGATGTGAACCGCGTTGGGGCAACAGTTCTGGTTTTGAATGCCGCGCAATCGGCAGCCACACTCACACCGGCTTCTGGTGGCGTTATTATTCAGACGCAAAACGCCATAACCGGTACCGACACCGTAAACCGAAGAGACCTCAACCGAAACATAACACTCCTTGCCCTTACCGTCGCCAACAACACTTCGGTACGCAATGATACGCAAAAGCCCATAGTCGCCCTTGTAGCGGCTTTAAGGGCGGGGAACGATACTTTAGTCGCTCAGGAGTCTGTGGGCGCTGTAGGGGCAATACAGACCGGTTTAGGGGGCATTGGGGAGATAGGTGGCGTTACGGATATTGTTGGCACAACCGGACGTGCCGTTATTGGCGTTTCGGAACAATACGTGGCAAGAGATTCAACCGGCACAACCGCAAAGGTTCCAGTTGTCACAAACGACCACTCCTATGCGGCTGAACAAGGTCGCGGAGTGCTCCTTGCCTCACAGGTTAATCTTGTCGGTTTTGGGGAATCAGTTGCCTATGGAGAAGTCGGCAGAGGTCTTATCGCTAATTCCGCGACGGCTGGTAGCGATTCCGTGGTATTCCAAACGACCGGTTTAGCGTCTGCTAACATCGCGGTCGTTTCGGGTTCTTCGGATAACCAGGCATTTGTAGACCATACGTCAAACCCTTCGGTAATAACAAACGTTGCCATAGATGACGAGTCGTATACAGCCTCCACTAATCGCGGCACCACCGCCACGGTATTTAGTGCGGTAGTTGACACTCAATTTCATTCCGATACGAACGCCACCCCTGGACTTATTCGCGCTTCAGTAGTGACGCGAGACACCATTCAGACTACCGAGCCTGTTGTCGGTCAGATTCTTGTGAGTGTTACCGGCGCTCAGACCTCCGTAATACTTTCACAGGCTACAAATGGCACTACTGTAAACGTTGTTACCACCGTTGGTTATCAGAGAAGCGTCTTTAACGAAACTCTGAATGGTAATGAACCCTTTGTTACTCATAGCGTTACCACAACGACAACCCTTGCACCTGCCGCAACGGGTAATACCGCACTTGTTCTGGTTGGTGGTCAAGATAATATTAATCGTTCGGATTCTGGCGGTACGATTGTCAGTGTTCAGTCGGCTCTGGCACAGCAAGATTCGGTAGGTCGTAGCGATGTGCTCAGGGGTGTGACCGTTCAAGCACAAAATGGTCTCGTTGGTCGAGATACAACGTTCCTATCCGAACCTAATATTGGTCAACTATTAACCGCATTAACTGGCTCACAATCATCTGTAAACCTTACACCCGCGACAAGCGGCTCGCTCATCATTGTCATCACGGGCGCTTCCAGTAGTTCGGTTTTACCTGTTGTCAATACGGGATTTGATATACGTTCCCTGACCGGTTCCACTAATACGGTAAACCGCAATGACGCGTATACAGGCGTACAACTTCTCGTATCCGCCGTTCTTAAATCAGATACGGTGGTTGTTAATGACACGGGTAAACCTGAGTCGTTATTTGTCCTTATTGGAAGTACGGATGGTTCTCTTTGGAAAGACACACCTGTTCCGAACCCGTTAGTAATCACATCTGCGGGAGGAACTGATAATCAATCATTCGTTGACAATACGTCCGGAACTATGGTGCTGGTCGAGGCGGGAGAACAAAGCACATCTTTCGGCAGTGGCAGCACCGGCTCCATAGGTATCATTCACTCAGGTGTTTCAGATACATTATCAGCGGCGGATACTGTCGGGTCGGTAGTATCCACGACTTTTGCCCGCGTATCTGACACGACAAGCAGACAGGACACTCTCAGAGGCGTCGTAAGCCTTGTCACTACGCCGGGAGTGTTACCTGACGTTGCGGGGTACAACGACACCTTAGCGACGGTCGCTAACTCGGTATTGGCTATATCCGATACTCTTTATAGCACTGAACCAACAGGATTTGTGCTATCTGCCGTGTCGGGTAGTGAGGTTGTTCCGATAACAGCATTCGCTGTCACGGGAACTCATATTGCAATTGTATCGGCGAATCATCACGAGTTTTATTCAGCACAGGAGTCAGAACGAGGAACGGTCTTATCCGCCCTCACAGGGGCAACGGCAACCGCAGATATACCGATTGCGGAAACCGGAATGGACCTTGTTACCATTACCGACACGCATGACCAGGCTAATCTTAGCGAAACGGGACTGCCTCTTTCAAACATACAGACGATAACCGGAGTGACCTCTGCTTCGTCATTGAATCCTGTTTCGGTCGGGTTGTCAGCATTGGTAATCACGGCGAATACGGGTGATTCCTTTGTGAGCGATGAGAGTGAACGAGGTATATCCGTCGTTGCTGTGGCGGCAGTACAGGGTGAAGTCTTCACACCCTTCGAGTCAGCACGAGAACTTGGTATTGTTCGGGTGGATACCGGTGCAACTGACACGGTTGTTGTCAGGGATACAAATCTATCCATACCCATCATTACCATAACGGATATTATTGATAACCAATCTTTTTCGGATGAAGAAGGCGTTACTGGTTTAGTTGTCATTAGTGTTGACGACGTTTCGAGTTATGCCGAAGAAGATATACCATCAGCGACATTGATGGCTGTTATTGGTCTTGAAGATGAGACAACCGGTAAAGACGAAACATTCAACGGTTCCATTGCAAAGGCGAGAACAGTAGCGCGAGATACCTTGTCTCGCAATGAGACACTGCGTCTTGCCTCCACCCTTAAGGCTGTGACTGGTAGCACGACTACTTCGGTTATGAATGCGGGTGCGTTTGGAACCACTATTATTTCCATTAGTGAGGCGTTGTCAACAACTATTGCGAATGAAACCGCGCTATCACATAACATCCTCGTGGATAGCGCGGGGTATGACGGTCTGGTTTATAGCGAGGTTGTTACCAATGGCGTGCTTGTTAGTGCTGAAATCGAGACCGATGACAAAGCAGGACGTGCCGAGTTATTACGGGGCGTTGTTGTTATCAGTCAAGACTTCGCGGAGTCTTTCGCCGCGCTTTCACCAGAAGATACAGGGATTGAGGTTCTGTTTGTCGCCTATGCCGGTGACGTAGTTCATCAATGGGAAGGTGATACCGGTATCATTCTGCCGGTAGAAGACGGTTTATTGGATGGTCAGGCATTCGCTCCTGTTTATACGGGTACGGATGTTATGGCGATTGTTGATGGTTTTGTCGGACCTACGACCCTTTTACCGGTAATAGGTCAAACTTTACGTGTGTATATGATTGTGCGAGACACTCGGCGTGGTCCACAAGCAGATGATACTCACGAACATACGGGAGAGTTTTCGCACCATCGTGGCGATTCCCCCCGCTATGGCAGAAGAGGGGATGATGAACGCTCATATAAACGTTCAGACGGAGAAGAAACATTGAATGATAGTCCAAGAAGATGCGGAAGACGTGGAGAAAGTTATTAACATGAAGAAAAAGTACGAACCTTGTTATTGGTAAATGAAGGTTTCAATTTTACTGCCTTTCGTCATCGGGTTCGCCGGTCCCTTTGACGTTATCTGCAACCGGCGTGGGAGCGGGGGCGTTGCGGGAAGCGTAGCCGTATTATCGAAAACTACGCTTCCCGCTCAGGTCCAAGCGATATAAAAATGTTTTCATGGATTACAGGAGTTAAACATGCTAAGAGAACTTGGTATTCTTAAGCCGCAGGGTTTTTGGCGAAGTTATTGGAACTTCGAGCACCGCAATTATCGTGGCGACATTTTGTGGGAAGGTTCGGACGTTGGCAATCTGCTACATGACGAAGGGGAGCAAGCCATGTTGTCGGCGTACTTTGATACCGACTACGCTGGTTTTGGAGCACCGCCTGCTAACCTTCACTTCGGATTGCGTCAAACTGCTGTTGGCGCGGAAGCCGATACACTCGCCACGATTACGGAAGTTACGGGAACCGGTTATGCTCGACAGGCTGTTTCGACGGTGACTGGTTTCACAATGTCTCAGGTTACGGGTGACTGGCGCGCAACATCGAACAACGTAACTTTTACGAACTCTGGTGGTACAAACTGGGCGGCAGCAGTTGCCTTGTTCTTGTGTACGGTCGCTACGGGTACTGCTGGTAAACTGTTGTCTTCGGCGGCTCTTCAAACGACTCGTACATTGGCACCAGGAGACAGCCTTACCGCTTCGACTTATATTGGTCTTTCCGAGTAAGCCAAATTACCATAACGATGTAAGTCAGGGGCACTATCATGCTACATAATGAACGGCGTATTCTGAGGTTTTGGGAGTATCAGAATACGCCGTTCATTATTGATAATGCAACTGTTCATATATCCGCCTCAAATGGCAGTACGGAAGAGCCTCTTGTTCTGGTAAGTCCTCCCGAAAGTGCGAAAGAACATGAGTTAAGCGCCGAATACGTTGGCTCTCATCCCGGAATCCTCTTTGTCGAATGGATGGTTTTTTCGGGTGGAGAACAAACACCCCGTCCAGAAATCTATTTCGTTGCATGGACGGATGTTTATGCTCGCATTCGGAATCTCATGGGCGACTCGAATGACAGGCTTCGAGAAGAAGATATTGACCCCGCGCTGGCTTCGGCATATAGAAAACTGCTAAGACAATATCCTTGTGTCACAACTACGTTGGGCGGATATGCCAATCTATCACTACCGGACCAGATAGCATTTGATGAAGCGTTATCTATCACTGCTGCGGGGGTATTGGCGGCTAATCCCTCCATAATTGCTCTGTTAGGCAATACAACGATAACTAAACTGACGTTAGGTCCTATCGAAAAGACACGCAAAGAGGGTGTGGACTATAAGCAGGTACAGGGTCATGCGACTTCCGCCGCGAGTGAAGCAATGAAGGGTGTATCTTGTGTTGCTGTATCTTTAGAAGAGGCGAGGAGTGGCATGGGTGGTTTAGGGGGTGTACATATAGTCAATCCCACTCGGGAAGAGGCAGCCAGAGACCCTGGTTCTTTGTTCGGCAAGATGTTTTATCCCTCCTATACGGGACACCGCAGGGGCGGAAGGAGACTTCGCTAATGCCTGCTTTTTTCCGTGATGATTGGGAGATAAACGTTGATGAAGAAGCGGCGTATATTGATTACACAATCAAGCAATACGGCAATACGCTTTCGTTTGACAATTCAACGATGAAGGGTGTCATCATAAACGATGACCAGACCTTACAACGTCTTGTTCCCAGAGACCTTGTAGACCCACAAAATGCACAACCTACGGTGTTTCAGGTATCTCCTTACGAGAATATCATTGGACTGAGGAATAAGAAGTTTGTGAACGATAAGATTTCTTATACCATCCGGAGAACTTTTTACGAGAAGTTCAAAGATATTCCCGTAAGAGGCATTCTGGTATGTGACGCGGTTGGAGGATAACATGTTAGACCTTGCTTTTGAACTTGAAGGAGTCAGAGAAGTCCGTTCCGGGTTACAAGAACTGGCTGTTTCCTTGAGCGCCGGTTCAAAGAAACGCGTCATGGCGGCTGCAAGGGTAATATCGCGTCAAATCAAGGCTGACTTTGAACGCGGAGGTCCCGAAGGGGACCCGTGGGATGATATTCAGCCCCAAACAAGACAACGCCGTGTCAAAAGCAAAGACGGTCCTCCGTTGACGGATACCGGGGCGATGAAGAAGGCTGCGACCGCTTTGCGACCGGGTGTTCCGGGTAGTGCTTTTAGTTTTACGGGGAGACAGATTGTCATGGGTGTGGATGACCCTCGTATGGCTGTTCACCAGGAAGGCAACGACCATATTCCCGCAAGACCGTTCATCAATGTGGAAGACCGGAGCATTGTCGAAATAGAGCGTGCGGTGGGAAGAGATATTGAACATACACTAAGAGGTTTAGGAGGCAGATATAAGTGGCACTCGTAACAGATATTCAAAATAAGTTCATCACCACGTTGGAGGAATACCGAGACTTTGATTATGCGAACAACTTCATCGGAGATATAGAAACGGATGACCCGGAAGCAATATCAGAAGACGAATCTCCAAGACTTGTTTGTGTTCTTTATGAGGACGCCATCATTGATGAATCTTTAGGCACATCTTTTAGACTATTAGTGAGATTAGGTATCAAGATTTACGTCTTTGACGCTCAGAGTGGTGATACCCCGGCTGAAAACAGGGCACAATCCGTTGAAGCGAAGGCTTTATTAGCCGATAGAACTGAAAAACTACGCAAAACGTTGATGAAGCATCGCACGGTTGGCGGCAACGGCGGTTGGCGGGATATGCGTTTTTCCGACCCTTTGAGTTCGTATCATCGTTCTCAAAATACGCGGTGGTCAACTACTGTCATTGAGTTAGTAACCACTGACAGAGTTTAATAATCAGGAGAATTGAAATGGCAAAGAAATCAGAAAACTCGAATAACTACACCCACATCGTTTACGGATTGGAAGATAGTGGGTCAATTATACCAGCAGAAGAAACTCATCCAGGATTATTGTTGATTCCAGGTAACGTTTTGACTATTGTTCCCGATAATGTGTCTCCACGAAGCAATGAAGTGAACCGTTCGTTTGCAAATCGTTTGGTTCAGGACCGTATTTGTGTGTATAGCGGTCCAAATGGAGGCAAACTTGATGATGGGGATAGTGAAGCATTGCCGTTAATCTCTCCGAATGCAACGGTTTCACCGGAGGGTGGTGCCAGTGCGGGCGGGCAGGCGATTATGCGTGGTGACGTGTCAAAGCCGGATGATGAACCTGTTCCGGTAGAACAGATGAGTTCAGCCATTCAGTCTACAGCGGGTCAGAACGACTGAAAATAAAAAACGCGCGTGCTTGTGGCAAAATGAGTCTCGGAAGACTCAAGATGAGTCTCGGAAGACTCAAGATGAGTCTCGGAAGACTCAAGATGAGTCTCGGAAGACTCAAGATGAGTCTCGGAAGACTCAAGAGGACAGAAAATAAAATAAATAGGGGTTTGAAATGCCGATAGTTCAGGAGTTATGGCGCAGTGTCAACGGCGTTGGAGACCTGGACTTCACACTGTTTGCCACAGCCCCGGATAATGCAAGAGTTTACTACTCTGATGTGCCCGTAATATCGGGCAGAACGTACTTTTATAAGGTCAGACGCCTTGATATAGATACGGGAACAACATCACCGTGGTCGAATATCGTAGAGTTGACGCCCGGTTATAGGCGGGCACAGATAGATGAGGATACAATCATGCCATTGAGTTCAGTTAATATCGGAGCCGCCACAAAAATCGGGATTGGTCTCGAATCGGTATTCGCACAACCGGTTAAGGCTCAAAAAAGATTAGAATACGCTTCGAGTGACCTTGTAACGGAAGCGCCTGCGGTATTCGCCGATAGCCTTTTCAACTCGCCTTCACAGTTCCGGAAGGCTGTTGTGGGTGCCGTTCAGGTTGCCGGTGACGTGTCGGTGAACATTACTCCCGAAGGTCCATTGGGTAAATTGTTATGTGGAACGCTTGGCGCTCCTGTGACTACGGCTATTGCGGGACCTCCCGCGCGTAATAGTCACCTTTGGAAGAATACGTTTGGCTTTATCCCGTTCACAATTACCGAACAGAAGGGTCCATACTACTTTGCAACTACGGGCTGTCGTGTAGGGCGACTTACCTTTTCGGTACGAAAGACGCAGGACCGTCCGGTGTTCGTGAATGCGAACGTTTGGGGTGTTCACCAGTTGCGGTATGACGTGGAAGCCGATACCGGTCTTGATACAGCGGGGGTTGATACGCTTGAGCACTATCCTGCCGTAAGTGCCAGGATGGTTCAGGACGGTTCTTTATGGGCTGGTGTTCAGGACGTTGAAATCAACATTGATAAACAGTTGGAGCGAGTAGACGAATTGGACGGTTATCGTGGCATGGGACACTATAGCCGTGGCTCGGAAGTTCGTATGGAAGCCACTGTGTACTTCTCCACAGACCGTGAGTTCAAGGCGTACTTCGGTCAATCTTCGGCAACGGTCGCGCCGTATGGTTTGACGATGGCTATTCGCCCATCGCAAGTGGAATTGAGAATCAGCGCACCTGAAAATGCTGCCGGTTATATCAATGAGTTGAATGTCCGGTTGTATCGAGCGGTATATTCCGCCGTTGGACAGCCTGTTGCGGGAAGAGACGCTATCATGCAAAGAGTTACTTGTACTCCTATGTATGACGCCGTTCTCGGTACAGACTTCGATATTGAGGTGGTGAATGGTGAAACCAACGCCAACATCATCCTGCCATCGGTTGCTATCCCGGTTGTTCCGGCTAACGCGGGTACCTCTTATAGCCTGCCGTAACATCGAATATCACGGCGAAGCCGTTTGGGGAGTAGCCGCTGTGGTATCCACGACCACAGCGGCTTTTTTATCATTATTCAGAACGGGATGAAATTGTGCCTATTCCAATTGTCTGCGGTCAAACACTTGCCGGAACAATAACTAACTCGCATGGTCACTCTATGAACTATGGGAGTGGTTATCTGGCTGAGTTCTACGAGTTTACGACGACCGAATATAATGTGCCTGTTGGCATATACATGAACTCGGCAGGTATGGATACTCGGATTGTCTTATACAACCCGAGTAACATGGGCATGGCTGTGGGTGATGGTGGCAACACATCAAGCATTAACACCACAACAGGAGCACCGGGAACATACATCATCGAATGTTCCAGTTCGTATCAAGGACAGACAGGTTCCTTTACCCTGACCTTTATCTGTGGACCGGCTGCGCCCCCTCCCGTAGCGCCGCCACCGCCACCCCCGGTACCACCATCCAGTACGTCTCCTTACCGGATTCCTCTGCTTAAACAGGCTAAACTAATCGGTGCCAGATACTCCGTAACGGTTCCGGCATTGTATATTGGTACATCCGCGACTCCCACAAGAATCATTAGCGGTCCCGTAAACACCACTCCAATCTATCAGCAAGATACATCCTTCCCCGCACCATCCACGGGAGGACTTATTGCCAAACCGGAAACCGAAAGGATATTTACGGCACGACGATTCACGTTGAAAAATGGGGAAATGGAACTCGACGCCATTCCACCCGAAGAAAAAAAGGATGACGACGGTGGCGGCGGCGGTGGCGGTGGCGGCGGCGGTGGCGGCGGCGGTGGCGGCGGCGGTGGCGGCGGCGGTGGCGGTGGTGGGGACGACCCCCCACCTCCCCCTCCCGATGATGACGGCGGGGGCGGTGGCGGCGGTGGGGATAATCCACCCCCTCCACCATCTCCACCTACGCCTCTGCCTCCGAACTATCCGCCGCCATCAGCGCCGATTGAGGTCGCGCCACCCGCGCCTCCTGAACCTGTGCTCGATATAGGCAGCGATACGGAAGTGGGTGCCAATTATAAGATTGAGATATTCAAGAACGGTTCTCCTTATTCTCTGTATCAGTCTAACGGTACTTATCAACATTTTTATCCGGCACCATTCGTGACGGAAACTATGGATAACTATCGTATAGACGGCGGGTTTTGGATGAATGAGAATCGTTCGATGATTACCCACGTCAAGATAATGTATCGTGCCGAGGGATTCAACCCGTCCGTGGGCGATTCCTTTGAAATGAGAATATCGTTATACGACAAGACAGACACGGCTCTTTCTGGACCATTCGTTAAAACCTCGGTATTCTTCGAGTTCATTCGACCTCCTATCGTTTATCCAGGTCAACAAACGGTATTTACTCCGCTACTGATTCGCAAAGGCGTGCCTGCCGCTTTATATCCTTATGATTATTGGGCTGTCAGGGATATTGATACAGGGACAATTATCGCGGGAGGATTACTTGGAGGAGTTGCTCCTGCTGGCGTTCCATTGAATGCGAATGGTTGGAGAATTACCCGAATGGGCGAGAACTCGTTTGAAATGTATGTTCCCGAAAGGATAGACCGTAATGCCAACTTCATTCTGGATATTTCAAACTCCGTCAGGTCCATGCACCCTCTCCGGTTCTTCTTTACCACAAGACAGGCGCAAAGAGCCTTCGTTGGTGAAGCCAGCCCCATAATAGTCACCGGTCATGCGGATATGGCGGCAATAACAGGGGTTGACCTGAATAACGTAGATTGGTTAATCAAAAGAAGAAGTCAGTCTGCCCCGGTTGCCATTAAGTATGCCAGTGGTGGAGGGGATGTTAATGCGGGATGGTTCTTCTTGCGTCAAGAGTTATCGAGCGCGGGAGGACTTCGCCGGGTATTCCGGATTACTCCCCCGCAGGGAACTGTTATCGCGGATGATTACGAGATTTATTATCGAGGCACACCAGAAACAAACCCTGAGTATTATGATACTCGTATTGCTCGGTTCACTGCTTTTGAGGTTCAGGGTTTCAGGCTCCAAGCCCCATATCTTACCGGCAGAACTTTCTTGAACGGGGCAAATATACCGGAAAACGAACTATTATCTCGTTGGGTATATGATGAAGGTGATGGAACAAGGGTACTTACTGGTTCTTATAACATTCAGGATAGTGTAGACCATCACGGTTCCGTAGGAAGAATCGTGACAGGTTCCACGGATTCCGTTCAATAGGCATAATAATACAGGCTCATTCCGGGGTAATAGAAGGATGGACCAATATTATTTTCGGAATGGAGACTTATATGGCAGACGAAACAACAGGGTTGGATGGTATTACGGATGTTGATGATACTGATGGTGAAGGTATTACGTTAAGTCCTGAACCATCCGTTAATGCGGACGCGATTAAACGTGCGGCAGAAAAGGCACAGGTCTTCAAAAAGGAGGCTAAGGGCGACAAGGCCCTCCCCAATACATGCGGTGCACAGAAGCCACCTCCAACTACCATGTTAGGATTAGGTTCAACTGGACCACACACGGGAGCCGATAGGTACTAAAGAATATTACGTTAATCATACCTCATCTCTGTCAAGGGCGGCAGGACAAGAGTACGGAGTATTAGGACGAAAACCATAGTCTGCTGCTAAACGGCCAGCCGAGGATGAAGTTTGTTGATATGAATCGGTTTCGTTTGTTAGAGCGAGATCTATGCGGCAGGCTTGATGAACGATGCTACTTTAAGCGACCGACGTTCTGACGGCCTTTGAAGTAAAGTCTGTTCAATAAATTGCGAAGCAAGCGGGAAGTTATGAAACTTTGCCCTACTTGCATATGAACGAGAAAAAGACAGTCAATAAAATGAAGCGATAGGCAATTAATGGCTATATCTCTCGCTATTACTATTGAATCGTTCCATAACCATGGACATGGGGTTAACAGGGGCTAAAAACGCGCCGCGGGCCCGCATCTAGCCGGCCGTAGTGCTACCGCTTAGGTTGTTATTCTTGATGCGCTAATAACGAGACTTAGTGAAGAAGAGTTCGCCAATCTGGACGATGAGAAGTGAATAGCCTGTCTCGAAGATTCCTTCGGACTCAATGCTTCAGCGATAAACATATACTCCTCCTCCCGAAGAAGTAGAAGAGCGCGAACGCATCGCATGCATACCGGCAGGACTCTGATCGAGGAATGCTAACCAAATCCACGTCAGCATAGGCGAACACAATCTCACAAAGCGAAGCAAAAATCTCAACACGACGACCAAGTACCTATAACTTCTTGGCCGGAGAAACTCTGGATCGCACGCTATGCGCTAAACCAGCCAAAACACCATGTTCGATTGCAAATGGCGCGAATCACCGAAAAGCGAGAGGCACTATCCATCCTTCTCAACTCAACCAAAGTAAGAAAAATTACCCGAACCATCTAATGAAGCCCTGTAAACAACACCATCCGTCAGTGCATCGACAAAGAATGAACAGACTATCAAAAAGATACATACACTCGTCGCTTAATCGCACCGATATCACTGCCGCCGCACGCCAACTCGCTCACAACAAGAAACTAACCAAGTTCAACAGTAACCACACGGCATGAAGTAAAACCGGCCGCCCCGCATTCTCGTTCCCCTCGCACAATTTCTGCTCGAACGACCGCGACGACGGGTCTGGACCGGTATATACCTAAGTCCATCTACAGAAGTCATTTGAACTATCAACAAGTACCTCCCGCATATGTACCAACGCCTGCCCGACGAGGGGGAGACTTGTCCATGACGCAAACTAAAAAATCCGCCGTTAGCAAAACTGCGCACGATTCAACGCGATCCGCAATAACTGATGGTCCGGAAAAAACTATCAAAATTTACCTACCATCAGTATCATCAAATCCGTCATACCAACCAACCTGATGAATGTATCCACTCATTCTCAATCGCACACATATAGGACATCCTACAATTACCGACTGAGCCTTTATTAATATACATTGCCCCTTCCCTAGGCACATACACTAAAACCAGTTAACGAGAGGATTACTTTCCATCCATAACACCCTCCTACCTTACCTTTATCCATCCCCTTTCATCAAAACCCCGAGATCAGTACGAATATTCACAAAGTCTATCAGAACGCATTTCGGACGAAATTGTCTAGGTATAGCACTAGCATACAAAATCGAGAAACGATCCTACGATTATCAAAACACAGGATAGTTCTGGTGTGCTCGATAAAAACATTCACATCCGCGAAATAACTGGGTGGCGTCAACGGACTACGTGCCGAACCGCGCTCGATCACTCATGCCGCACGAATAACAATCATACCCATCCATTCATATACAAGGCAACGGGGCAGACAGAAACTTCTATAGAATACCACACACCGCAAAAAAAACATAACCAGACCCAGTTCTTCGCCATCTCGCATGACGGAGATATACTGGGGAGTCAACCCACGGAGTCTTAGGAGTAAGTTTACCTGCTCGTCCTCTGAGCTTGACCTGACGGGATGACATAACCCGACAGCCGAAGCAAAACGGTACTCATACGGGAACATCCCAAACCCCGGAACACGCCCTTCGGGTCAATCACAAAAATCAACCCATTCTCTCGTGCGCACACACCGACCACACTCCGAACATATTCCCAGTTACAAAATCCTGACAGCCACACATCAACCGGAACACCCTGGCGCCCGCATAAGCGAATTCAGAGCGGAGAATACGTTAGATGATGGAAAAACGAACGGAGGTCGACTTAACAGACGAATCGAGGTTTAAGTACTGTACTCATCTCTATACATAAATATGACACACGAATACCAAACAAGGACTCGCCGGACGGGTTGCTCCCTCGTCCGATCAAATCTAGGTGGGTACCACATCCTCAAAACAACACACCGCGAACTAAACGATAGTAATCCAAGTTCTTCACGATGGAGCGGAACCCCAGATACCTACCTAACGCCCGTCCAGAGAAAGGAGCACCGGTCTTGAATCTCTCCATCATATAAATGCCCCACCAACGTATCGCCAGCCTATATCTAGCACCGGAACAGGAGGCGCGGGTGGCGCGGACCTCAAACGGTATCATTTTTCACGTAACTGCGGCAGCGGCGTAGGTGGAGTGGTGGAGGGGTGGAAAACCACCGCCGCCCGCCCCCGCCGTCATATCGGGAGGGGGAGGTGGGGGGTCGGTCCCACCCCCGCCCCTCCCGCCGCCCACCGCGCCGCCACCGCCGCCGCCACGCGCGCACCGCCCCGCCGGCACGCCACCGTCCGTCCACCTATATATATCGGGTGGAAGGCGACGCGTACCATTTCCCCATTTATCAACGTGACTCGTCGAGCCGTAAATATCCCAACCCGGAAACGAAAGGCCAAACGAACCTAGGATTTGCGGGGAGGAAGTATCATGGATAGCATGGAGATGGAGTAACCTTTTCTACCAATCAAATGATGGAGACGGGAATGTACCAATATACAAATTCCGGCCCTCCCCCCCAAGTCGAAACAGGCCGCAAGTTAGCCAGTATTACAGCAGCGGCACGGACAGGATACGTACAGGAAGGATGAACCGTGGGATGCGGAGGCGGCGCACGGAGAACGGGGGGGCGCGCGGACAGCACAACGGACCGGGTAAGGAACCTGTCTGACCTGGATACGAACAGGAACCAACGTGATGTATGTCCCGGTGCTCTGTTGTGGTGAAAAGTCTTGCTGAGAATCCACCTCCACCCCCAGCCTAGCCCATGAACTAGGTGATGTCTACGACAATCCGATAACCATCCCTGCGCGTTACCGTAAAGCAACCGCCCAACTCTACGGACGACGTCAACCTGTAGAACTCAGCCAGACTACACTCCCTAGTTCATATATTGACCATGCGAGTAAGATATAGTTCCGGCACTAGTATGACCGCGACAAGGAATCCAACTCGTTCTGAAAAATGAAAAACAAGACGCTAGTGGGCGTGGATACCACAGCGGGCTATTCCCAAAACGCTTCGCCTAGCTATTCGATGTTACGGCAGGCTTAAGAGGGGGGGGGAGGATCCCCGCGTTCGCGGAACCCCGGGAAAGAAACCGATGGAGGAATGATGAGGCGTGGTATCACCCTTACCACTCCCTCTCGAGATCTGTCCCGAGAAGGCGTCATATAGGAGTAAAGAAACAATTGCATGATAGCGGTTAACCGCACGGCAGTCCAACGGCGGAAAATCCCGCTCGAACCTTCCAACAACCAATGCACACCCGGTAGCCATTTCAGGTGCGCTGGATTATCAATTCCACTGCGATGGGCGAATAGCATCGTCAAACCCTACGGGTCCGAATCGCGATTGACCGAAGAAGCAATGAACTCCCGGTACTGAGGGAAGTACACAGAGTGCAACCCCCCCACCCACGCCACCAAGCCAGTCAATAGATACCCATGCCACGTAAAACCGTCCAATTGTCTACTCGCACCCTGAAAATCACTGAAGATTACAACGTCCTTCACACCAGCCATACCGACCGACCAGCCCCATAGGGCACAACCGGCCGGTAAAGATCTCAAGCGTATCAACCCCGCAGTATCAAGACGTCACGCTACCCGTCCTACCGTCCAACAGGTGAAACCCCAAACGATCGCCTTCACGGAACACCGTGACGGTCTGCGTCTATCGACGCCCAGGTCAGTCGCCTACCCGACAGCGTAGTTGCAACGAAGACGGCCCCAATGTACGTACATATATCCTTTTCACCCTCCCAACGTAGACTTCAAGGGGCACGGGGGATGGACTAAACTTTGTCTTAACCCTCCAAAAGCGTAGACCGGAGCTCCAAGGATCCACATAACAATTTACCCAAAGGACCTTCGGGAGAAATGACACCGAACGTCCCGGCAACCAGCACGGCACCACACGCCTTCGTAACTGTGAGGCGATTTGAACGGCTCTCTGCGCCTACCGCAGGCGCTACCGAAACCCTGACCCACGGCCGCGAAATCAAATCAAAAATTCGCCAACCCGTTATTGCGATACGATTAGCCACCTAAAATGTTGGCACTCAAAAAAATACCTCACTTGCAAGATTGATCTCAACAACAGAGCCCGCCTATCACGGTCGACCCCTCATACCGCTATTCGACACGGTGCTGATGATCGACACGAAATAACCAGTGCTTTGCAAATACAATAACGTTCTGCCGCAAATCCGGTCCAACGGACGTAAACACTTTCAAAAAACTTGGCTGTAGTAACCTAGAGCGACCGGTCTCACCCCTCTAATCCCATTCCACCACCAGCCACATTCAAACCCCAATTACACTTAACTAAACATTACACAAGGACATCCGAGACTCATCTATGTATATACCGAGGACTCTTCTTGAGCTTCCGCGCACATAGCTACAACCGCGACATCATCTTGCGTCATTCGAGACTCAAATTGCCACAAAGCACGTCGATATAATAAAAATCAGACGAACATCCCGCGATCGCTGGCAAGCTGAATATATATTATCTCCGGAAACAGGTATCTCCACCTGCATTATACACTACACCCGCACCATATCTCGCAGGCCCACTGAGAACCCGTAGCCAACGGCGATCATAACGGCACTTGCTTCCTATCCCCAACTCAGAATGCCATCCTTAGGACGCTATACACACACACACGGACCTGACACAAACGAGTTGCAAACGCACGGTTCACTTCATTGCTTCGTGGAGACACATTATCGGGAACAATAGTCAAAACGTTACCTGGAATCAACAATAATCCTGGATGAGTTTCTCTGCTGGTATAATTGACCCACTATCTTCCAATCCGTAAACGATGTGGGGTGTAGTTATTCGAGTTTTCTGATTCTTTGCCCATTTCAATTCTCCTGATTATTAACTCTGTCAGTGGTTACTAACTCAATAGCAGTAGTGACCACCGCGTATTTGAGAACGATGATACGAACTCAAAGGGTCGGAAAAACGCATATCCCGCCAACCGCCGTTGCCGCCAACGTGCGATGCTTCACAACGTTTGCGTAGTTTTTCAGTTCTATCGGCTAATAAGCCTTCGCTTCAACGGATGTGCCCGTGTTCAGCCGGGTATCACCACTCTGAGCGTCAAAGACGTAAATCTGATACCTATCTCACTAATAGTCTAAAAGATGTGCCTAAAGATTCATCAATGATGCGTCCTCATAAAGAACACAAAACAAGTCTGGAGATTCGTCTTCTGATATTGCGTCGGGTCATCCGTTTCTATCATCTCCGATGAAGTTGTTCGCATAATCAAAGTCTCGGTATTCCTCCAACGTGGTGATGAACTTATTTGAATATCTGTTACGAGTGCCACTTATATCTGCCTCCTAAACCTCTTAGTGTATGTTCATATCTCTTCCACCGCACGCTCTATTTCGACAATGCTCCGTCTTCCACATTGATGAACGGTCTTGCGGGAATATGGTCGTTGCCTCCTGGTGAACAGCCATACGAGGGTCATCCACACCCATGACAATCTGTCTCCCGTAAAACTAAAAGCACTCCCGGACACCCGGTCGCAAAGCGGTCGCAGCCTTCTTCATCGCCCGGTATCCGTCAACGGAGGACCGTCTTTGCTTTTGACACGGCGTTGTCTTGTTTGGGGCAGAATATCATCCCACGGGTCCCTTCGGGACCTCCGCGTTCAAAGTCAGCCTTGATTTGGACGCGATATGACCTGCCAGCCGCCATGACGCGTTTCTTGAACCGGCGCTCAAGGAAACAGCCAGTTCTTGTAACCGGAACGGACTTCTCTGACTCCTTCAAGTTCAAAAGCAAGGTCTAACATGTTATCCTCCAACCGCGTCACATACCAGAATGCCTCTTACGGGAATATCTTTGAACTTCTCGTAAAAAGTTCTCCGGATGGTATAAGAAATCTTATCGTTCACAAACTTCTTATTCCTCAGTCCAATGATATTCTCGTAAGGAGATACCTGAAACACCGTAGGTGTGCATTTGTGGGTCTACAAGGTCTCTGGGAACAAGACGTTGTAAGGTCTGGTCATCATTTATGATGACACCCTTCATCGTGAATTGTCAAACGAAAGCGTATTGCCGTATTGCTTGATTGTGTAATCAATATACGCCGCTTCTTCATCAACGTTTATCTCCAATCATCACGGAAAAAAGCAGGCATTAGCGAAGTCTCTTCCGCCCCATGCGGTGTCCCGTATAGGATGGATAAAACATCTGCCGAACAAGAACCAGGGTCTCTGGGCTCTTCCCGAGTGGGATTGACTATATGTACGCCCCCTAAACCACCCATGCCACTCCTCGCCTCTTCTAAGATACAGCAACACACGATACACCCTTCATTGCTTCACTCGCGGCGGAAGTCGCTGACCCTGTACTGCTTATAGTCCACACCCTCTTTGCGTGTCTTTTCGATAGGACCTAACGTCAGTTTAGTTATCGTTGTATTGCCTAACAGAGCAATTATGGAGGATTAGCCGCCTCAATACCCCGCAGTGTCAGTGATCGATAACGCGACATCATCAGCTAACTGGTCGGTAGGATAGATTGGCATAGTCGCCCACGTAGTTGTGCACAAGGATCAGTCTCAGCAGTTTTCTATATGCCGAGCCAGCGCGGGTCCAGTAACGTCTTCTCGAAGCCTGTCATTCGAGTCGCCCATGAGATTCCGACATGCGAGCATAAACATCCGTCCATGCTATCGAAATCGAATTTCAGTCTGGACGGGTGTTTAGTCTCCACCCGAAAAACCATCCCTACGACAAATGAGGATACGATGCAGCGCAGCGTATTCGCGCTAAACTCATGTTCTTTCGCACTTTCGGGAGACGATACCAGAACAAGAGCTCTTCCGTACTGCATTTGAGCGGATATATGAACAGTTGCAGTATCAAAAATGAACGCGTATTCTGAGACCTCCCAAACCTCAGACTACGCCGGTCATTATCGTAGCATGATGTGCCCTGACTTACACGTTCTGGTAAATTTGGCTGCTCGCGAAAGACCAAATAAGTCGAGCGTAGGCTGTCTCTGTGCCAATGTACGAGTCGTTTGAATGAGCCGCCGAAGACAACGTGGCGTCGGCGGCTCTTCACGACTCGTACAATGCACAGGAGACCGCCATACCGCTTCGACTTATATAGGTCTTTCCGAGTCCGCCAATTACCAGTAACGATGTAAGTCAGGGGCACTCTCATAGCTACACAATGAACGCGTAATCTGAGGTTTTGGAGATCGGAGGATATCAGAAACGCGTTCATACTGATAAGCAACTGTCATATATCGCACAATGGCTGGTACGGACGAGCCTGACTGACGTAGCTGCGAAATGCGCAAGAACTTGAGTAAACGCGCGACAGAAGTCGAGCAACTCAGCCGGAATCCGCGGGCGAATGGATGTGTGTGATCGGTGAGCGAACAACAACACCCGGCAGAAATCTATGACGTTGCAAGACGGATGTTTATGCTTCGCATCGGAATCTCAAGAGTCGCACGAATGGCACGGCGTCGTGAGAGATATGGACCCCGCGTGGCATCGCGATAGAGATACACTGCTAAACGATACTAGTGCACAACCACTTCGGGCGGCATATGCATCTATCCACTACGCGCACGAACGCTGAGCAGCGTTACTCTATCACTGCGGCGGGAATTGCGGCAATCTCCATAATTGCTCTGTTAGCAATCCCACGTTTACTACCTGACTTACGGTCCGATCGAAGACACGCAAAGAGGGTGTGGCTATCAGCAGGAACAGGTACAGATACGTGACGAGTGCAGCACCAGAGGGTAGATGCGGGGGCTGTATCTTTAGAAGAGCGAGGAGTGGCATGGGTGGTTAGGGGGTACAGATAGTCAATCCACTCGGGAAGAGGCAGCCAGAGACTGGTTCTTTGTTCGGCGATCGTTTATCCCTCCTATACGGGACACCGCGGCGGAAGAGACTTCGTATGCCTGCTTTTTCCGTGATGATTGGGAGATAAACGTGATGAAGAGCGGCGTATATTGATTACACAATCAAGCAATACGGCAATACGCTTTCGTTTGACAATCAACGATGAAGGTGTCATCATAACGATGACCAGACTTACAACGTCTTGTTCCCAGAGACCTTGTAGACCCACAAAATGCACAACCTACGGTTTCAGGTTTCTTACGAGAATATCATGGACTGAGGAATACGAAGTTTGTGACGATAAGATTTCTTTACCATCCGAGAACTTTTACGAGAAGTTCAAGATATTCCGTAGAGGCACTCTGGTATGTGACGCGGTGGAGGATAACATGTTAGACCTGCTTGAACTGCAGGAGTCAGAGCAGTCCGTCGGGTTACAAGAACTGCTGTTTCCTTGAGCGCCGTTCAAGAAACGCGTCATGGCGGCTGCAAGGTATATCGCGTCACATCAAGGCTGACTTTGAACGCGGAGGTCCGACGGGGACCCGTGGGATGATATTCAGCCCCAAACAAGACAACGCCGTGTCAAAAGCAAAGACGCCTCCGTGACGGATACCGGGGCGATGAAGAAGGCTGCGACGCTTTGCGACCGGTGTTCCGGGTAGTGCTTTAGTTTTACGGGGAGACACGATTGTCATGGGGTGGCTGACCCTATGGCTGTCACAGGAAGGCAACGACCATATCCGCAAGACCGTTCATCAATGTGGAAGCCGGATAGTCGCATAGAGCGTGGGTGGGAAGAGATATTGAACATACACTAAGAGGTTTAGGAGCAGATATATAGTGGCACTCGTAAACAGTATTCAAAAAGTCACACCACGTGGAGAATACCGAGACTTGATTATGCGAACAACTCATCGGAGAATAGAAACGGATGACCGGAAGCAATATCAGAGCCGAATCTCAAGACTTGTTTGTGTTTCTTATGAGGACGCCATCATTGATGAATCTTTAGGCACATCTTTAGACTATTAGTGAGATTAGGTATCAAGATTTACGTCTTTGACGCTCAGAGTGGTGATACCCGGCTGAAAAACAGGGACAATCCGTTGAAGCGAAGGCTTTATTAGGCGATAGAACTGAAAAAACGCAAAACGTTGAGAGACATCGCACGGTGGCGGCAACGGCGGTTGGCGGATATGCGATTTCCGACCCTTGAGTCGTATCATCGTCTCCAAAATACGCGTGGTCCAACTACTGTCATTGAGTAGTAACCACTGACGAGTTTATAATCAGGAGAATTGAATGGCAAAGACTTCAGAAAACTCGAATAACTACACCCACATCGTTTACAGGATTGGAAGATAGTGGGTCAATTATACCAGCAGAAGAAACTCATCAGGATTATTGTGATTCCAGGTATACGTTTTGACTATTGTTCCCGATATATGTTCTCCACGAAGCAATGAAGTGAACCGTTCGTTTGCAAATCGTTGGTTCAGGACCGTATTGTGTGATAGCGTCCAAATGGAGGCAAACTTGATGATGGGGATAGTGAAGCATTGCGTTATCTCTCCGAATGCAACGGTTTCACGGAGGGTGGTGCCAGTGCGGGCGGCAGGCGATTATGCGTGTGGACGTGTCAAAGCCGGATGACTGAACTGTTCCGGTAGAACAGATGAGTCAGCATCAGTCTACAGCGGGTCAGAACGATGCAATAAAAAACGCGGGCTGTGCAAAATGAGTCTCGGAAGACCCAAGAGAGTCCGGAAGACAAGATGTCCGGAAGACTCACGATGAGCTCGGACGCACATCACGATGAGACACGGAAGACGCAAGAGGCAGAAAGAATAAAATCAATAGGGTTTGAACTGCCGATCGTTCAGGAGTTATGGCGCCGTGTCAACGCGTTGGGCCCTGGACTCACTACTGTTAAGCCACAGCCCGGATAAGCAAGAGATTACTACTCTGAAGTGCCGTAATATCGGGCAGAACGTACTTTTAGAAGTCAGACGCCTTGATATAGCTACGGAACAACACATACCGTGTCGAATATCGTAGAGTTGACGTCCCGGTGAATAGGCGGCACAGATAGATGAGGGATACAACATGCCATAGCGATGCAGTTATATCGGAGCGCCAAAAAAGGGATGGTCTCGCCCTCGGTATGCGCACAACGGTTAAGGCTCAAAAAAGATTCGACTCCGCTCGAGTGACCTGAAGCGGAAGCGCTGCGGTCTTCGCCGATAGCCTTTTCAACCTCGCCTTCATCAGTTACGGAAGGCTGTGGTGGGTGCCGTTCAGTTGCCGCGTGCGTGTCGGTGACCATTACTCCGAGGTGCCATGGTATGTAATTGTTCTGTGGAACGCTAGCGCGCTCTGTGGACTACGGCTACTGCGGGACCTCGAGCGTACAAAGTCACCATAGGCGGCATCCGGTTGGCGTGTATCCGTGTCACACATTACGAACAGAATGGGTCCATCCTACGTTGCAACTACGGGGTGTCGTGTAGGGCGGATTACTTTCGTAGTTTGTCGCAGGGGGTCCGGTGTTCGTTGAATGCGAGCGTTTGGGTGTACCAGTTGCGGTTGATGTGTAAGGCGAACGGTCTTGAGTCAGGGGGTTGAACCTTGGAGCATTATCCTGCCGTAAGTGCCAGGATGGTTCAGGTGGTTCTTTTGGGCTGGTGTTCTGACGTTGAAACAACTTGTAAACAGTTGAGCGTGTAGACGATTTGGAGGTTATCGTTGCTGGGCACACAACATGCCGTCCCCATAATACTTCCTAATAAAGAAGCACTGTGAACATCTCCAAGACGTGGTACACGGGGACTTCGGTCCACTATGGCAACGACGCGCCGAAAGTTATGCGATGGCACTTCGCCACGCACGTTGAAATGAAGAATCCGCGCACCTGAAATGCTGCGGTTATTCACCAATTGAGTAGCAATGTTCGTAGTCTCGAGCGGTAAACGCGAAGGACAGCAGAAGCTGGGCCTCTTTAAAAATTTTTTATCTCACATAGCAGCGAACCTTGTACTCCTAAAGTAGACGCCCTACACCGTACCAGACTTCGAACAAGAGGAGGTGAATGGTTGAATACCAACGCAACATCATCCTGCCATCGGATGCTTATCCCGGTTGTCGGCTTAACGGGGGTATCTCTTATAGCTGCCGCAATCGCATATCCACGGGCGACGCCGTTTTGGGGAGTAGCCGCTGTGGTCTCCGCCCCTGCTGCTTTTTAATCATTATCAGTACGGGATGAAATTGTGCCACTTCCAATTGTCTGCGAGACCCCTAGGCCGGCACCAAAACTAAACACCGCTGGTACCTCTATGAACTAAGGGAGTGGTCTTGCTGAGATTACGAGGTTACGACGACCCGAATTATAATGTGCCTGTTGGCATCTAAGCAACGGCGGTAAGGATACTCGATATCTTATACAACCGAGAGTAAACATGGGCATGGCAGTGGGTGATGGGGCACAATCAAGCATTAACACCACAACAGGGACGGGCACTACACATCGACTGATCAGATCGTATCCTGTCCCTGCCTTTACCTACAGCCTATACCTGTGGACCGGCTGCCGCCCCCACCGTTAGCGCCGCCACCGCCACCCCGGTTACCACCCACCAGAACGTTCTCACCCGGATTCCTATGTAAAACAGGCACCCACATTATCTCCACCGAAAGTTCCGAATGCTATCTTGGTCCTACATCCGCGAACCCCAGCAATCATTCTGGTCCCGTAACCCCCACCCACACATTCACCAAAGCCCATGTCGTCACAATCCTTGTCCCTCACGGGCACAAACCGGCCGACGATATCCCGTTGAAAAAAGGGGAAATGGAAATCGACGCTTCCACCGAAGACCAAAAGGTGACGAGGTGGCGGCGGCGGTTGGCGGTGGCGGCGGCGGTGCGGCGGCGGAGGCGGCGGCGGTGGCGGCGGCGGTGGCGGTGGTGGGGAGACCCCCCACCTCCCTCCCGATGAGACGGCGTGGGCGGTGGCGGCGGAGGGGATAATCCACCCCCTCCCAACTCATCGCCTCTGCCTCGAACTATCGCGCATCAGCGCCGATGAGCGTCGCGCACCCGCGCCACAGACCAGTGTCGAAATCGGTCGCGCTCGGAATTGGGTGCCCATTAACCGCATGATAACAACACTATCTGAACTCATATTCTAGACTCAGACTAACCGGACATATCACATTTTAATCCGGCAATCGAGACGGAAATATGGATTACCTATGTATAGGACGGCGGGTTTTTGGATGAAAGGACAGATCGAATGATTACCCACGTCCAGATAATGTCACGATGCCGAGGGCTATCACCGTCCGTGGGCGATCCTTTGAAAGAGACTAACGTTATAACGACAAGGACAGACACGGCTCTTACATGGACCATCGTAAAACTCGGAATTCATCGAGTACCAACTCAAACAGAAACTCAGGTCAACAAGGTAAACATACATGCAACGCAAGGGTGCTGGCTAGATATCCTTCTGCTTCTTGGGTGTCAGGGCTAATGATACAGGGACATTATCGCGGCAGGATTTCTAGGAGGCAAGTTGCTCCTGCAGCGTTCCATTGAAGCTGGAATGGTTGGAGCAATACCCGAATGGGCCGAGAACTCGTTTGCAAATGTATGTACCCGACACGGATTCGCCCGTATGCCAACATCTACTGGAAATTACCACTCGTCGGGTCCATGCCCCTTCGGTTCTTCTTAACCACAAGACAGGCGCAAAGAGCTTCGTCTGGTGATGAAGCCCAGCCCCATACTAGTCACGGTCCAGCGGATATGCGGCAATACCCGGGTTTGACCAGAAAAAAACGTAGATAGGTACCACCAAGCAGCAGACGTCTGCCGGTCGGCCATTAAGTATGCCAGTGGCGGAGGGCATGTTAATGCGGATGGTTCTTCTATGCGCAAGAGTTATCGAGTGGGTGACTTCGGGGTATTCGGATTACCTCCCCGCGGGAACTGGTTAACGCGGATGATTACGAGATTTATTATCGAGGTCACACCAAGAAACAACCCTGAGAACAATCGATACTCGTATTGCTCGGTTCACTGCTAATGAGTTCCGGGTTTCAGGCTCCAGCCCCATATCTTACCGGCAGAACTTTCTTGCACGGGGCAAATATACCGGAAAAACGAACTATTTATCTCGTTGGGTATATGATGAGGTGATGGAGAACAAGGGTAACTTACTGGTTCTTCTAACATTCGGATGTGTAGACCATCCACGGTTCCGTTAGGAGAATTTGACAGGTTCCACGGTTCCGTACAATAGGCATAATAATACAGGCTATTTCCGGGGTAATAGAAGGTGGACCAATATTTATTTTCGGAATGGGAAGACTTATATGGCAGACGAAACAACAGGTTGGATGGATATTACGGATGTTGAAGATACAGATGGTGGAATGTATTCATAAGACCTGAACCATACGTAATCGGGACGCGATTTAAACCGTGCGGCAGAACAAGAAGAACGTGCACGCGACTTCAACACGAGTTAAGTGCGACCGGCCTCCACAGAAAGGCCGGAGCAACTTTGCCTAAGGAATTTACGAATGATGGGCTTCGTACCTGACAATCAGGAGACGATTGGTACTAAGGGGACTATACCGTTTATACCATACTTTCGCGGTCTAGCCGGGCGGAAGATGTTCGGTCGTTTGAACGATAACTTAGTAGCAGCGAAACTTCCCCTCTCTTCATGGACCGACTTGATGAAAGACGCGGTTGTTTGTTGTGATGCAGCGAGTATCAAATGCGGTGGCAGTGATTTGAACGGTTGGCGCAGTAAGCGACGAGTTTATGGAAGAATTTTATGTATAGACTGATCCACAACTTGACGAAGCAAGACGGCAGTACTAGAAACCCTAGCCACCAAGCAATCCATTCCTCTCGACATTACTACGGGATGAGTTAGGTAAGTTATTGGCACTACTAAGCAATTACTATGATCGCGCAATATTCAAAGCGAACATGGGTTAAAGCGGGGGTTTATTCGCGCACGCGCGCGAACCGAGACCGCCGAAGTCGAATAACGGCGTGAATTCATGTTGAGATTTATTTCGTCTTCAGTGATGAAGAGTCGACATATGGGGAGGGAGAAGTGAATAGTGTATACTGACCCTCATCACCGGACTCAATGCGTGCAGTGAGCGAT